GCACCAGGCACGACAAAATCGCAAAAAGGAACGAACTTGCGCCCTAAATATGAAACGCTGTCAAAAGTTTCAAGTATGTTAGCATCGACTTTAGATGAATGCGTGTACTCAAGACCATATCGTTCGCGCCAAAAAGGAGCCAAATCGCGAGTGGTAATGTTGGGCTTATTAATAACAATCAACCCATCATCACCATAAGTCGCAATGCTGAATTCAGAAAACTTAAGCCCCAGATCTTCAACTAATATGGGAATCCAACAAAGAACTTGAATAAAAGAATTATATTCTGCTGTTATACTATTACCAGAAGGATTACCATTAGGTATAAGGTAAAGCAAATCAACAAACAAACGCTTCTGATTAGCTATCTTAGACCAAAGACTCAGACGAACATCAGAAAACGAATCGTTATACCACCAGTTAGCAAAGTTAATAAAAACCTTACCAACTGAAGTGGGAGCGCGTTTATCCCACTTGGAAAAATCCCCAGACAAAATGCTCGCGTGCTTGGAGAAATAAGCAAGATATTCGTTCTCAGGTCCATCATAATCTAAAAAAGAAGGCCTAATTATGCGGTTATACAGACCAGCCCAATCGGATGAATGAGGGTTAATGCCAACGCTAACAAACTTGTCAACACAAAAAGTATGAACGTAAGAAGTGAAAGCTCCAAAATAACGTCTAATAAATAAGGTGAAATGTAAAGGTGAAGCTGCAATAACACGAGTGTTGCCAGAATCAGCCTTAGATATGTCACGCAGTTCATCTTTCAAGCAATCGGTCCAAATAACATCAAACATAATGCCGGATTCCAAAAGCTGGGATTCCATTGATTGCAACGAAGATAAAAACTCTTCCTGATATTTATGGCTTTCACCATCATAATAAACATAAGGAGCTTTCCCTTTTGTCGCAGAAACATTATATGGGTAACCTGCTGAAGTAGTACCATCAATACCGGGAAAACCGATGGTGTAATCACCATTAATACATTGATCCCAAGTCATAATGCGGGACCAGTCACTAAACCTGGGGTATTGAATCTTGAGATATTCAAGTCCAAGTTCCTCGTTATAAGGAGGAATAACTATAGGAACCTGAACTTGACTGGATATGGCTTTGAGGCGAGGGTCAATAAAAACTCCGCCATGTTCAAAAGGAACCAAATGCGCGGGCTTAACTGTACAAGCGGTTTTATACTCGTACAAAGGTGACCTCTTAATTTTACTTTTAGTGGGCATCCTAAAGCCAGGATTTTCGACTCCCAAAACTTCAAAAGGGAAATCTTGGCGAGCAAAACTCTCAGTCTCTGTAAGAGGTTCCGCATACAAAGCTAAAGCCTGAACCAACATCTCGTAAGACCAAGGGACAGCGACTCCAATCTCACGATCGGCAGAATGTCGGGTTTTACCAACATGCATACCCATTATCCAATGTTTTCCTGAAGAATCAGAATAAACTAGAGCAGCACCAGAATCACCACTAGCTGTGTTAGCTACATAACGAATAGGTTTCATTATGCGGACGGTTTCTCCAGCATGATACATTATTGGGCCGTTAACTGGTTCCAGTTGTGCACTTTTAGTAACAACATCAGAACCAGTGCGACAGAATAACCTAAGGAAAACTCCAGGCACAAGCGAATCAACAGTGTCAGAATTTTGCCTTATGAAAAATTTTTCGCCAGAAGCGGGTAATCTATCAGCAATGTCAAATTTGTTGAACATAATATCAATGCCTGCAAATTGAAGAGATCTATCAATGTTGTACTCAACTTCATAGCGACCGTGGGAAGTAACCATGGTAAAGGAAATTAGTTCGTGTCCAATGAAATCATTCTG